TGACAACGGCAACAGCAGTGTATCAATTCCAGAAGACGATGCTAACATATTGATTCAAGTCAATTCTGTCAACGTTGCTGAGTTTACTCCCCAGGGACTTGAAGTAAGTGGCACAGTTACAGCACCGCAGATTGTGACCAACAACATTAAGTCTGATGATTCAAGTTTTGTCAACATAGCAGACGGGTTAAATGTTGAGCAAGGATTAACAGTCGTTGGATCAGTTGATGTAACTGGCAACGTCACTGCCAACGTTGTTGTTGCCAACTCATTTGTGGGCAATATTTCTGGCAATATTTCTATATCTGGAGCCAACACCGGGGTTGTGTTTAACGACAGTGGTGTAGCCACAGCATCTGCAGGATTTACCTTTGATAAAACTGCCAACAGTGTATCGGTAGTGGGCAACGTCACTGCCAATATATTTGTGGGCAGTGGCTCAGGACTCACTGATGCCATGGTCAATCGTGGAGGCGATACGTCAAATTGGAATGTGCTCCTGCAAATGGGCACTTATTTGGTAAATAGAACAAGTTGGGGTGGAGTAACCGGAGCACCAAATGATAGTCAAGTGTATGTGGGATTGTTGGAAGTAAAAACCAGCGTTTTGTCCAATGGAACCACGGCAATTGAGCAAACATTTTATCCAGGAACTGTTACTCTTGGAGATGTAAAAATTGAGTTCAATCGGAGCTATTGGAACAACCAGTGGACTGAATGGATTCAGATGACAAACAATGACCAACGCATTGACGGTGGCGAGTTTATATAAGAGAGAAACAAAAATATGTCAAATACGCTGTTAATCAAACGTTCAAGTACGCCAGGTGCTGTGCCAGGCACTGGCAATTTGGCGCTAGGCGAACTAGCAATAAACACTTATGATGGTAAATTATATGCCAAGATAAACGACGGCTCAACCAGCGTATTAAATCTAAGCAAAAATCAAACCATCATTGCCAGTGGTAACGTTACTGGTACCAGCGTTGACAATTCAAGTAATAGTACAATTACACTGACCTTGAGCAACACTGGTGTCACAGCCGGCACATATGGTGGCTCCAGTGGCAGCTCGGCCAATGTTGGTGTGTTTCAAGTTGACCAATATGGTCGAATTGTCAGTGCCAGTAACGTTGCTATTTCGACTTCTAGTTTATCAAACGGCAACAGCAACATTGGTATCAATGCCAATGGCAACATCACAGTCAGTGTTGCAGGGGTTGCCAATGTTGCGGTGTTCACAGCAAACGGTGTTGTAGTAACTGGCAACGTCAGTAGCGGTAATGTACTAACCAACAACTTGTTGTATGCCAACGGAACTCCCTGGGACTTTCAACTGCCCGGAGGTGCAAACACCGAGATTCAATTCAATCTCAATGGCGACTTTGGTGCCAGTTCGGCATTTACTTTTAATCAAGCCACCAATGCACTCAGCGTAGGCGGAACAGCCAGTGTGTCAGGAACAGTAACCGGTGGCAATTTGGCCACAGCCGGTACTGCCAGTGCAGGTGGAAACATCACTGGTGCCAACATCCTAACAGGCGGGCTAGTATCTGCCACTGGCAACATTGTGACTGGTGCCAACGCAGTTGTGTCTGGGTATGCCACAGTCACAGGCAATGTCACTGGCGGTAACTTAACCACTGGTGGCACTGCCAATGTTAATTTACTCATTGTTAATACCACAGCCAGCATTGTTGGCAACGTCACAGGTGGCAATGTTTTAACTGGTGGATTAATTTCTGCAACTGCCAACATCACTGGTGGTAACTTGTTGACTGCTGGAGCAGTAAGTGCCACAGGTAGCGTCACTGGTGCTAGCTTAGAGACAGGTGGGGGTGCTAACGTAGTTGGTAACGTCACTGGTGGCAACCTCTTGACTGGTGGATTGATTTCTGCAACTGCCACAATCACTGGTGGTAATTTGGCCACAGCTGGTACAGTAAGTGCAACTAGTAACATCGCTGGTGGTAATGTACTCACAGGCGGGTTGGTATCAGCCACAGGCAACATCATTTCACAAGTGGGCTCGTTCTTTATTGGTAACGGTTCACAATTAACTGGTGTAACAGCCAGTTCGGTCAGTGCCAATGCTCTAACTGGCAACACTTTAAGTTCTAATGTAATTTTTTCAAGTTTGACCTCGGTTGGAACCTTGAGCAGCTTGAGTGTGAGTGGAAACACCACTTCGGGCAATTTGCTAACAGGTGGATTGGTCAGTGCCACAGGCAACATAATTGGTGGCAATGTCAACACTGGCACAGTACAACCTGTCAGCGGTGTGCTGACTCTAAGCACACTTGGCAACAGCAATATTCAAATTCAGCCCGGCGGAACTGGTAACATTGTTCTCAACGCCACCTACATCAATGCTCTTGCTGATCCTATACAGAATCAAGACGCAGCCACTAAAATATATGTTGACAACCTGGTAACTACTGCAATTTCTTATCATGACGCAGTTGTAGTGGCCACCAACACCACTCTAGCTACTGCCACTGGTGGTACTGTTACATACAACAACGGAACTGCCGGCGTAGGTGCAACCTTGACCACAACTGGTACGTTTAACTTGATTGACACAGGCAACGTGCAAACAGTGGGCACACGTATCTTGGTCAAGAACGAAGCCAACGCTGCACACAACGGTATCTATACATGGTCCAACGCCACGGTAATTGTTCGCTCTAGCGATGCTGACACATATGGTCCCGCCAATGCAGGCAAATTCAGTATAAATGACTACTTCTTTGTCACTGGAGGTAATGTAAACGAAGGATCAGCTTGGATTGTTGATTCTCCCACTGGTGTCATCACATTTGGCACCTCAAACATTGCTTTTGCTCAATTCAGTTCAAGCCAAGTTTATGAAGCCAATACTCAGGCTGGCTTGAATTTATCTGGCACAACGTTCAGTGCCAAAGTTGACAATACCACCACAGCATTTGATGGTGGCGGTAACATCGTAGTCAAAGCCAGTGCAAATCTAACAACCCCCAACATTGGTGCAGCAACCGGTACCAGTTTGAGTGTGACAGGTGCTGTTACCGGTAGCACAGTCAGTGCCACCGGCAACATTACCGGTGGTAATGTTGCCACAGCTGGATTGATCACAGCAACAGGCAACATTGTGACTGGTGCCAATTTGATAGCATCTGGTTATGCCACAGTTACAGGTAACGTCACTGGTGGCAACTTGATCACAGCTGGTCTAGTATCAGCCACTGGCAACATTGTGACTGGTGCCAATTTGATAGCATCTGGTTATGCCACAGTTACAGGTAACGTCACTGGTGGTAATGTTCTAACAGGTGGCCTGATATCTGCCACAGCCAACATCACTGGCGGCAACATTGTTACAGTGGGTACTGGCAGCATTGCTACCTTGGTGGTGTCAACTTTGGCCAATATCACAGCTACCACAAACGCCACTTCTAATATCACAGGTGCATTGAGAGTTGCTGGCGGTGTTGGGGTCACAGGAAACGTATATGCTGATGGTATGTATGTGTTTGGCGACAGTGTGCTAACTGTAAATTCCACAATTGATGGCGGCACCTACTAATTAAGGTGGCGCAATGTCCAACACAGTCCTCCTAAAGAAATCAAACACAGCCAATGCAGTCCCTGTACCCGGGGACTTGCAACCTGGTGAGTTGGCCATCAACTACACAGATGGCAATTTGTTTTTTGAGGACAATTCGGGCAATGTTCAAATCATTGCCAGCAAAAAATTCATCACTGTTTCAGGCAACGTAACCGGCGGCAATGTAGTCAGTCTGGGCAATATCAGTGCCACAGGCAACATTGCTGGAAACTATATCTTGGGCAACGGCAGCCAACTCACTGGTTTGCCCCCGGCGTTTGGTTCCATAGCTGTGATTGGTGCCAATACTGTGGTAGCAAATTCTTCAGGCGCCACAGTGAATTTTGTAGCCGGAACAGGTATCAGCATTACAACCAACTCTGCTACTGATACTATCACATTTGGCGGCGCCAGTACCATTGTTTGGGAAGTGGGCGGCAGTCTTGGCAGCGTTTGGGACGCACCAGCAACCTATTATGATTTTGGATCAGTTACCGAAGTACCGGCCACTACAGTTTATGATCTTGGCACAGTTTATGTGAGTGGTGTTTTCTACCCCAACCAATTGGTTCTTCCCTCGTACACTGTGTCTGGTCTTCCCAGTGCAGCCACAGCGGCTCAGTTTGTGTATGTCACCAATGACGCAGGCGGCCCAGTTCCGGCATTCAGTGACGGAACTAATTGGCGCAGAGTTACAGATCGAGCAATAGTCAGCACATAAATATGGTATAGGATAAACCATGGCATCAACACAAGTACAATACCGACGCGGTACCGCATCAGAAAACAACGCTTTCACTGGCGCATTGGCCGAAATCACGGTTGACACAACCAATAATACCTTGCGGGTGCATGATGGCGCTGTGGCAGGCGGGTTTGCCACAGTGGGGCTCACACAAACTCAAACTCTGAGCAACAAAACACTAAACGGTGTCACAGTCACAGGCAACATAATTGGTAACCTAGTACCATCGGCCAATATCACTTACAATCTGGGATCAGCCAATCAGGCCTGGAGCAGTTTGTATGTGGGCGGTAACACTATTTTCTTGGGTGGTTTGCAGCTAAAAGAAATAGCTGGTAACACATTTGCAGTGTACACCAGTGACGGCGTCACACAGGCCAACATTGATGTGGGCAACATTGACGTAAGTTCAATCACTCAAGGCACCAGCATAATTGGTATTTCAGGTGTCAACGGCAATGCCTACATCACTGTAGCCGGAGCCAGCAATGTGCTTGTGGCCACTTCTGCTGGAATCAATGTCACTGGCAATTTGGCAGCTACTGCCAACGTAAATTCAGGTGGCCTACTGGTATCAGGAACAGGAACCATTGGTACTTTGGCAGTAACCGGTGACGCCACAGTCAACGGTGATCTTTATGTCAATGGCAATATCAGCTACATCAACGTTTCTAACCTGGCTGTGGAAGATCCTATTATTAGCCTGGGACGTGGCCCCAATAATACCCCGCTGACTAGTGATGACAACAAAGATCGTGGCACACAGTTATGGTATTTTAACACAGCTGGCAACGTAGAAAAAAGTGCGTTTTTTGGTTACGACAACAGTGCTGGCAAAGTGTTTGCTGCCACAGATGTTGTCTATGCCAACGAAGTAGTCACAGTCACCAATTTTGGCACCTTTGTTGCTGGCACCGTAGAAGCTGCAACAGCATCACTAACAGGCAATGTCACTGGTGGCAACATCATTACTGGCGGCTTGATCACTGCCATTGGCAATGTGTCAGGTGGTAACTTGATCACAGCAGGCCTGGCCACAGTTACTGGTAACATCACTGGTGGTAACATTGCTACTCCAGGCACTGTGGTTGCCACTGGCAACGTCACTGGTGGCAATATCATCACTGCTGGTGCAGTACAAGCCAGCAGTGTGAGTGCAACCACCACAGTCAGTGCTACGGGCAACATCACCGGTGGCTCGCTGATCAGCGGCGCTATTGTGTCAGCCATTGGTAACATTACTGGTGGTAACATCTTGACTGCAGGACAAGCATCTGCTGGCGGTAATATTACTGGTGCTAACTTGCTCACAGCTGGTATTGTGTCAGCTACTGGTAACCTCACTGGTGGTAACATTGACACTGCTGGACAAATAAACGCAACTGGAACAATCACTGGTGGTAATTTGGCCACAGCAGGCACAATCAGTACTACTGGTAATATCTCTGGTGGCAATCTTGCAATTGCAGGCGCTATTGCCACAACTGCCAACATCACTGGTGGTAATATTATCTATGGTTCAGGCGTTGTAAGCGGAACAGGAAACGTATACGCTGCAAACTTTATCGGTAATGTGATTGGTAACATCACCGGTAATATTGATGCAGCTGGCTCCAACACACAAGTTCAATTCAATGACAATGACGTCATTGCTGGAAGTGTTGGATTTACTTTTGACAAAATCAGCAATGCTGTAACTATTTCTGGCAATGTCACTGGTGGCAATGTGCTCACAGGTGGTTTGATCAGTGCCACCGGCAACATCACCGGTGGAAACTTAATTACATCCGCAACAATCAGCGCAGCATCTATTACTGCATCAGCTAACATCACTGGTGGCAATGTCAGCACTGCTGGTTTGATCAGCGCTGGTGGTAACGTTACTGGTGGCAATGTCAGCACTGCTGGTTTGATCAGCGCTGGTGGTAACGTTACTGGCGCCAACATTGTTACAGCAGGCACAGTCACTGCCACAGGAAACATCACTGGTGGCAACGTATCAACTGCATTGTTGTCGGCAACCACAATCAGTGCATCAGGCAACACTACTTCAGGCAACTTGCTCACTGGTGGCGAGGTTTCAGCTACAGGAAACATTTCTGCTAGCACGTTTATAGGATCAGGTGCTGGACTCTCATCAATCCCAGGTGGCAATGTCACCGGCACAGTGGCATCAGCTACCACAGCTGGTACGGTTACTACAAACGCACAACCAAATGTTACCTCGGTTGGGGCATTAACATCGCTTTCTGTAACTGGTAACACTACTTCAGGTAACCTTATTACCGGTGGTCTGATAACAGCCACCGGTAACGTCACTGGTGGCAATGTTAGCACAGGTGGACAAGTATCTGCAACTGGTAACGTCACCGGTGGCAATGTGTTCACTGGCGGGCAAGTATCAGCTACCAGTAACATCACTGGCGGCAACTTGATTACCACTGGTGTGGTGATCTCCACAAACACTGTGAGTGCAGCTGGCAACGTCACAGCCGGTAACGTTACAACAGCTGGTCAAGTGTCGGCCACTGGCAACATTACTGGTGCAGCAATTACTGGTTCAAGTTTGACCGTTGGTACTGGCAACATCACAAGTGGTAACTTGTTGTTGAGCGGCGCCATTGTTGACAGTGCTCAATTAGACATACAGACATCTGCGGACAATGCCAACATTGTACTCACACCCAATGGCACTGGTAATGTAAACATTGGACGCATGAGTGCATCAGGTAACATCACTGCTGCAACATATCATGGGTCAGCAGCTGGACTCTCATCAATTCCGGGTGCTAATGTCACAGGTACTGTTCCAGCAGCCACTGTAGCTGCCACAGTCACAACAGCAGCACAGCCCAATATTACTTCGGTAGGTACGCTAACTTCTCTAAGTGTGACTGGTAACGTGGTTGGTGGAAATATTTCCACAGCCAACACAGTTGCAGCCAACATACTAACAGTAACGGCTACTGCTAGTATCAGCGGCAACCTCAACATGAATAGTCAGAATATCACAAGTGTTGCCAATCCAGTGTTGGCTCAGGATGCTGCCACCAAATCTTATGTAGACACCTTGGTTGCAAGTGGTATTCACTTCCATCAGCCTGTTCGGGTTGAGTCTCCAATCAACCTAAACGCCACCTACAACAACGGCACCTCTGGAGTTGGGGCTACCCTTACAAACGCAGGCACACAGGTGGCGCTAGTTATTGACGGCGTGACAGTAAGCGTCAACGACCGGGTTTTGGTTTACGAGCAGACCACTCAAACGCAAAACGGTATCTATGTCGTTACAAGTGTAGGCTCCGGCTCCACAAACTGGATACTGACTCGTTCCAGCGATGCAGACACCTACGTCATCAACAACGCAAACGGCTTGAGCGAAGGCTCCACAGTCTTTGTGCAACAAGGTACTACAGGCGCAGGTGAGACCTATACCTGCAACACTTCTGGCGTGATCACATTTGGCACGACCAATATCACGTTCGCTCAAGTTTCTTCAGTGCAGGTTTACAGCGCCGGCAATGGTCTGACTCTTTCTGGCACACAGTTCAGCATCACCAACACTGCGGTATCCTCTGGATCTTATGGCAGTGCTGATCAAGTGGCATCGTTTACTGTTAACTCACAAGGACAAATAACTTCTGCGGCAAACACAGTGATAACAGCCAATGCGGCCAATTTGTCAGGCACAACTCTAAATTCAACGGTGGTTAATTCTAGCTTGACCAGTGTTGGAACTCTTGGTAGTCTGGCTGTAACGGGAAATGCCACCGCAGGCAACTTTGTGGGCACACTCAATGGTTCAGGTGCAAATGTTACCAATATCAATGCCAGTAACATAAGTTCAGGCACACTGGTCCAAGCCAGACTAGCCAACGCCGCAGTGACACTGGGTAGTACAGCGTTAACCTTGGGTGCAACTGTGACCACAGTGGCTGGGCTATCAAGCGTAACATCAACTACATTTGTGGGGGCATTGACTGGCGCAGCTACCACAGCCGGTACTGTAACCACTAATGCACAGCCCAACATTACAAGTGTTGGTACGCTCGGCAGTCTCACTGTCACAGCCAACACTACCTCAGGCAACTTGCTCACTGGTGGACTGATTTCAGCTGCCGGACAAGTTACTGGATCACAGTTCAATGGATCAGGTGCTGGCTTGACATCAATTCCAGGTGGCAACGTCACTGGCACAGTGGCATCAGCAACATCGGCTACTTCGGCAACCACGGCCGGTACAGTTACAACAGCAGCACAGCCCAATATCACATCTGTGGGCACGTTGACTAGCCTGGCAGTGACTGGCAACACCACAAGTGACAACTTTGTGGGCACACTCAATGGTTCGGGTGCAAATGTTACATCAATTTCAGCTACCAACATCAGTTCAGGCACATTAGCGCAGGCCCGATTGGCCAACTCCAGCCTCACAGTGAACGGTACTTCAATTGCGCTAGGTGGATCAGGCACAATTACTGCCACAGCAACCAACGCTCTCACAATTGGCACAGGCCTTGGCGGTAGTAGCTACAACGGCAGCACAGGTGTTACTATCACCAACACAGGTGTTACCAGCATTGTGGCAGGTACAAACATTGCGGTAAGTGGTGCAACTGGTGCAGTTACAGTAAGTGTGACTGGCACTGTGCCATCAGCCACAACTGCGGCCACAGTCACAACAGCAGCACAGCCCAATATCACCAGCGTGGGCACACTCAGTAGTTTATCAGTCACAGGCAACGTCACAGCTGGCAATGTGATTACATCAGGTTCAGGTGGCAACATAACTGGCGCCAACGTGGTCAGTGCCACCACAATCAGTACCACACAGATTGTAAATTCGGGTAGCAACGGCGTGGGCAACATTGGCAGTTCTACCACCTACTTCAACACAGTGTTTGCCAAGGCCACATCAGCACAGTACGCTGACTTGGCTGAAGCCTATGTAGCTGATGCCACATATGAGTCAGGCACAGTGTTGAGTTTTGGCGGTGCCAACGAAGTCACAAGATCAAACACTCCAGCCGATACCAAGATTGCTGGTGTGGTTTCAACCAATCCAGCCTATGTGATGAATGCAGGATTACTGCAACCCTTTGTCACAGTGGTGGCCTTGACTGGTCGTGTGCCAACCAAGGTCACAGGATCTGTACGCAAAGGCGACATGATGGTGTCAGACGGCGCTGGCAGAGCACAGGCCTGCGCTACTCCGGCTCTGGGATCAGTGATTGGCAAAGCCTTGCAAGATTTTGACGGTGAATCTGGAATCATTGAAGTGGTAGTGGGCAGGCTGTAAATAGTGTGCAAGGATTGCTATGCCCACACTTAATGGTATTACTTTTGGGTCCGGTATCACAGTAAGCCCAGGTGTTGTGCAAGACAGCTTGGTCATGGACTTGAACAGCAATGCTGCTTTGAGTTATCCTGGATCGGGTGCGTCGTGGGTTGACACCAGCCGCAGCAAGCTGGTGATGGCAGGCAACGCCAGCTATATTGCTTCAAACGCAAACGGTGCAGTGTCAGGGGTCGCTTGGAGCACAGCCACCACAGACATACTCAATACTGACACGCACTCTATATTTTTTGCAGTGCGTTTCAATTCCAGCGTGTCTTATCCCAGTGGTTACACTGGTAGCTGGGAAAAAATCTTTGCATACAATGCTGGGGGATCTGATCGTTCACCAGGAATTTGGCGTTATCCCAGTTCACGTTACATACACTGGCGCTACGACCCCAGCAACTCAGGCATTGATTTTGGTCCGCAAGGACAAAACGGAGTAGAGTTCAATATCAACACCTGGTACTATATTGGGGTCACCAAAAACAACGGCACAGCCACTTGCTATGTCAACGGTACAAACCTTGGCACAGCCGGAGTAAGCTATCCCAAAACTGCTGGCACATCGCCAGTGTACCTATACGAGTACTACACCAATCCTTTGGCCAACATCAACAACATCTTGGTGTATAACAAAGTGTTAACTGACGCCGAAGCCAGTCAAAATTTTGCTGCTGTGCGCAGTATCTACGGAATATAACATGCCCACAATTGGACCAGGAATCTCAATAGGCCCCGTGGCCATGAACTATGGCATGTCACAAGACAGCCTGGTGCTGGATCTTGATGCCACCAATGCTACCAGCACTCGAGGACAGCGCAGTCTCATCAACTACACCACTTGGGCCACAGGATCAGGCGGAACCGCAGGGTTCAATCAAAACGGTCAAACTGCCGAAAACGAACGAGTGGCCAGTGGCTGTCCTTTTGGCTACAATGACGTGGTATGGGAAGCTAGGCCCCTGGCACAGACCAACGACGACGGCGGCTGGAACACTGACTGGTTCAATATTGACAACACCAAACTGTATCGTTTCAGTGTGTGGGTGCGTAGAACCAGCGCCACAGCAGGTGGTACTTTTTACTTTGGTATGTATGCCAACGGTGACGGTTCACGACGTACTGACAACAGCGCAGTGGAAAGCAATGCCTACTGGGAATGTTCAGGTACTGGTTTGTTGTCGCAGAATCAGTGGTATCTGTGGGTGGGTTTTGTGTATCCGTGGAACACAGCGTACACTGGCCGCAATGCCGAAACTGGTTATTACACTGTGAGTGGCGGTAGAGTGGGCAACATCAATGGTTGTAACATTGGCTCAGGCGATCTCAAGTGGAGTTCAAACTCCACTCAAGGCATTCATAGAACCTACTTGTACTATTGCAGTGACAACACCACACGCCTGCAGTTTTGGCAGCCCAGGGTGGACGTAATTGACGGAACTCAGCCCAGTATACAAGACCTGCTGGCCAATGCTGGCTCCACATGGTTTGACGTCAGTGGACGAGTCAACAACGCCACCATGTACAGTCAGCCCACGTTCAGCACCAGCACTGGATACTTTGCCTTTAACGGCACAGCCAACTACGGCACTGTGATCAACAATGCCAGTTTGAACTTTGCTTCGGCACAGACTCTGCAGATTGTGATGCGACACAGCTACACTTCAGAACGTAGAAATCCCTGGAACCAGGCCTATGCGGGGTGGGGCACTTGGACTCATGAACAAGGCGAAAATATCAGTCAATACTTTGGTAACGGTGGTGGCGATAATTCGCCTTATGTGGGCATTGGCAGTGCAGCCACACCCAGGAATGTGTGGAATGTGATGTGTGCAGTACGCAGTACCACGGAATTCAAGTGGTATATCAATGGTGCGCTGTCGTCGACCAGTTCCAATCCCTATGGCGTGCTAGCCACCACAGCTGCCAATACTACCATTGGCAATGGCTACGCAGGTTATTGGCAAGGTGACATGAGTAGAGTTACTGCATACACTCGAGCACTGTCAGACGCCGAAGTCAGTCAAAATTTCCAGGCCATAAGAGCCACTTACGGATTGTAATATGTCAACTATAGGATCAGGAATCACTATTGGCTCAGGCGTCACTGTACAACAAGGCGTACTCAGCAACGGACTGCAACTGTATCTCAATGCTGGAACTTATGCTGGGTCTGGCACAGCCTGGCAAGATCTCAGTGGCAATAGCAGAACATTTACCTGGGCCAGCACTCCCACATGGACCAATGCTGGACCAGCATCTTATTTTTCAACCCTGGGTAATCTTGCAGTGGGCCCAGCATCCAACAGTTTTGGTATCAACAATACATCAGGTTATACAATCTTTTTGGTTATGATGCAAAATGCATTGGTTAGCACAGCAGCCTTCAAATTTTACGGAGACGTGCTCTACAGTCGAGGAATTTTTTCACATTGTACTTGGAGTGACGATGTTGTTTATTTTGACCAAGGCGGCTGTTGTGCATCAGACACTAGAACTTCCGTGGGCAGTGGCGGATCGCAAACTTGGAATGTGTGGACTTTTAGAAGAAATACCAACAGCAGTAGCAGGTACATTATGAAAAATGGGTCAACTCTAGCAACCAATACAGCAGCAGCAGCTAATATTGATCTTAACTCTACAGCAGCTAATCTTGGAGGGTCTGATGAATATGGTGGCAATAGTTCAACATGGAACGCCCGATTAGGTGCTTTTATTGTGTACAATCGTGGGCTGAGTGACACTGAAGTGTCTCAAGTGTACAATACTATACGAGGTGGATGGAGCATCTAACATGCCAGTATCTTTAGGTCCAGGAATCACAATAGGTGCAGGCATAGGGGTCAACACAGCATTTGGACCTTATGCTGCTTATCGAACTGCATCCGAACTGTTAACTGCCAAGCCTGAGCTAGCTGGGCAGGACAATTATTACTTGTTGTATCCTGGAGGTACTGGTGCAGCACCACAGTGGGTATGGTGCGACATGACCACCAACGGTGGTGGATACATGCTGGTAGCTAGAAGTCATCCCTCTGTGGTGAATTACAATGGTCAAAACTGGGGTTGGCAAGGCGGCAAAATTGGAGATGTTCGTTGGTTTGATCAAGCCTATCAGGCCGGCTGGTGGAGTTTTTGGCACAACAATGCCACGTTCACTGAATACATATTTGGCAACAGAGCCAACATCAACAACAATGCCTGGGGACCTTTTATCTACAGAGTCAGCAGTATCAGTTACACTACATTTTTGACATCTGACACTCAACAAAGCTACAGCTATTCCACACTCAAAAGCAATACTGGCGTGTATGGCTCAGTTGATTATCCAGGTATGCAAGGCGCTATTGGATTTCCGGTAACTGGAACAGCCAATAACTTTTATTACATGAGAGACTGCTGTGGATTTGCTGGCTACGGTGGTGTACCAACTTCAATGGTAACGACCTATTGCGGGGCTAACTTTTACTATGCTGGCCCATGGTGCGGCGGCTCAACCACTGACGGCAGTGGGAATTTCCAAAACGGCACCTTTGTCAGCAATGGGCTAACATTTGGTGGAACCAACCAGTACATGATCATGGTGCGATGATGCAATACAATTTTTATGTTCTTACAAATCAAGGTTTGAAAAACACCACAGTACAATCGCAGAGTGATTTTGCATGCGCACCTTTTGGGTTTGTGCCTTACCGAATGACATCAACTTGTGAATGCGAGCCACAAATTATTGCAGATTTTTGGTATTGCGTGGATCTTGTGCTGAATGCGCACGGACTCACTGCTGAAAATTATGTGCGTGCTGTGCGTGCTTACAAAGCAGATGGCGTCTTGTGCGGCGAGTTTGATTCTGGCAGTTAATTTTGTTGTTCAACCAAAGCCAGCTTGACTTTTACAGCGTCAAGATTCACAGTTGACCACAATCCAGGATGCATGGGTTTTGGAAAAACTCCCGAATCAATCCAGGCATAGCCAAGATGCTCATGATTGAGCACCGGCACAAACTCCTGAGCTATAACACACACCCAGGTATGGTATTCAAAATCACCTGCGGTGAATTTTTCCACAGGGATCAGCCGCTGATACACTGGAAAGCTGCCTAGCTCTTCGGTACACTCGCGCTCCATGCCACCCAGCAAGGTTTCGCCAGATTCAAGTTTGCCACCAGGCAGCCCCCATGCTCCAGGATGTTTGTGATCATTGCGCAACAGGTACAGATATCGACCAGTGCTGGCTGCATAAAACCAAACACCAACTGCTTTCACAGCACTATGCTCCAGGTACCAGCGGGATACACACCTTGATATGATTTGATCCAAGCATCTCCAGTCCACTCATACTGTGTGCCTGTGGTGATGTTGGTGACAAATTGTCCAGCCGGCTGATTGCTGCTGTCAAACAACACACGCCAGTAACCCCACTGGTACACAATGATGTCATTGGCTTGAGCCACCAAGGGCCGGTTACCTTGCCCCAACCATGCCACAGCTGGAAATTCATTGTCAGCACTGCCAGTTCCATCGACCAGCAGGTATTGTTGACCATCTGCGGCCACTGGTAATCCAGTGCCCGGACCACTCAGTAGTGGATTGATAATGGCATCAATGGGTGGCAAAGTATTTTGCGGAGCAGTATCAGGATCTGGATTGAAAATCACCAGTCGATCATCATTGGGATCCACCACAAATGTGCCCACAATGGCGTATTCGGTGGTGTTGGAGTCTGGCGGACGATTCAATCGAATTTGACTGATACCCGGACGATACACGCCGTACGCACCCAACACAGCTGGCCACAACAAGGGAGAATCAGCCACAATTGCAGTGGGGCTGAGATTTACATAGCTGCCATCAGGCACCACTGTGGCATCATACAGCACTTGAATTTTGTTGTCAATCACAACCAATTTGTAATTCCATGGTGTGAACATTTGGCGTGTGCCCAACAACAAGTCATTATTGGTGATGGAATCAACCATGTCACCTTGGCCATCAAAAATTCCAGCGACCACTCGTTCTACCACACCCAGTTTCTTGACCATGGCCGGAGAACTGATCCAAATTGGAATGCCAAATGTTATGGTCATGATGTCAATGGGATTGTCAGTGCCCATGGGAATGGTGCGACTGGTCCAGTTCACTCGTTCTAGATCCACCACGGTCAAGCTGGTCCAGTCAATATAGTTGTCAGTGGCCTGTATCTCCAAGGACGGATTAAACAGTGTGGCAATTTGTTCAAATATCTGTAACTTTTGATTGGTGTTGCTGGTCCACACATCTAGGTTAATGGTCATGCGATAGGGCACCGGCATGAGTCGTTCAATACTGAATGCGTTGCCCTGTGTGGTTTCGTAGGTTTGACTGAAAGAATCATATGTGCGCTGGCGCACAGCAGTCTTGCTCACAAAGTAAGGTTCCTGCATTCGTGGACGATCATATTCCATGCCAGTGATGTAGAATGACATCATGGGCGAAGAAGGCATGGAGTTGGCTGAATTTTCTTGAATAATGGTTTGAGCATTGCGACTGGCGTCACCATACCGCACAGGAACTCTCAAATAGGCTGCATTTTCACTGTTGGCCTCACGGCCGTATTCTACTTGAAATCCCGTGAAGATTCTAGTGAATTGCAGCAGGAACCTGCGTATCTGTTCGTCGTAAAAGAATTCTTGCATGTTTAGTAGTTAAATGTTGTGGGTGGTGGATTTGGGGGCTTGTTGCCTCCTTGATCACCGTTGTCGGCCCTGGGCCGTAGAATTTCACTGAGACTCTGACGACTTGGTATATTGCCCATGTCCGTGGTGGGCACAGTGTAGGGATTGTTGACAAAGCCGCTGCGCAGGGTCTTGTTGTTGAATCCGTTGTTGAGATCATTGCGAACCTTGCTCTCAATCTTGATCCACATTTTACCATTGAAACGGAACAAGCGATTGGGAAAGTAGTCCAATCTCAAGAAGAAGTCGCCGGCCAAGGGCGCGGGCGGGAAACTAACACCAGCGCCTGTGGGCAATCCATTGGGTGGAATGCCGTCACCGGTCAAGTAACCCACAGTGTAACCATCGGCCTTGGGAGTCACACTCATGCCGCCTTGTGTGCCATCCACGGTGTCGCCACTTTCGGATGTGAGTGAATCAGGATTGGCTGGTTGTCCGTCGATTGTGGTGGGCAACACATAGAAGTTTTGCACATCAAACCCACTGAGTGGTACTTCAATATTGGCTTGAGTAACAATGGCGTCGTTGATTTCTTGATCCTTGGTGCGAGTGGTAAACACGTCACTCTGTGTGGGTGGTGTGTATTCCATCCAGTAAGTGGTATTGGTGATGTCTGTGCCTGCTGGAACATTGATCTTGGCCACATAGTACACATCACCTGCATTGACCACACTGCCCGCAGGGTAGAAATTGTCATTGTCCCAAATTTGTTCGCTTACCACTGGTTTCTTGAGTATGTCTTTGAATTCTTGTGCGTTGGTCAGCGGTGTGGCTTTTACACGCCACAGGTGTGGCAACCAAGTTTGACTGAAACCTTCGGATGCAAATGCCGCGTCCTGTATCACATAGTACTTGGGAAATGGTTGTGGTATGGCAGCATTGAGTGGATTGTAGTCTCTGAGATTGGGCACTTCCAGCACATCACCGTTCATGAGCTTGCGTTGAAACGTGTCAATCATGTCATTGTAGTGAAATGTGATAAACAGGGTGTCGTTGTTCAAGAACAGTCCAAATTGACTCAAGTCAAAGTCCACGTCCTGGGTGTTGTACACGCCGCGCATGACGTAGATGTCAGGATCGTACACACGATCACGGTTTTCCAACAACAGCAAGTCTTGTATGTGCAAGGGGCTCTGAGTGTCATATGTGGGCTGGGTTGCATCAGCATTGCCCGAAAACGCCGAATCCTCCCCGCCAGTTTGTGGGCCCAGATATTTGTGGATGAAAATGTCGAGGCCACCTACCGTGTACATCTCACTAATAGTGCGATCCAAAAATTGATAATCTTTGGTTCTGTTAGGTCTGTAAAGTGACAATCTTGGCATAATCAATTATTTAGTTGTTTTTTTAATGCCCAAGTGCGGCGACAAGATTCTGCCCTTTTTGCTACAGATTCGGGATTTTGTTTCTTACCTTTTAATGCATTTGCAATTTTATCCGACCATAATATCTCTCTACCGGCTAAAGATTCTGAACGTTTTTTCTTAGACTCGTCGCTGTGCTTTCTTCCAGAATGTATTTTACTTGCTATTTCTTTTTGTTTTTCTGATGATGGTTTGCCAAAAGAAGGATTCCCGCGACCACTACGATTAGCCTTTGCCTCTTCTGACCATTTCCATCCCCCAATCTTATGCCCAGACGATCCATCACCGCCTTCGGTTCTATTATACAAAATTCCAGTGCCCAAGTCTTTGCGACCATACTCAGCAATTAGTTTTTTCTCTAAGTTGAATGCTTGTTCTTCGGTTAGGTTGTTTTCAACAATGATGATTTGTTCGGCACCCTCGGGTGGCTTTATGTCCTTTTTGCCCCATTTTTTGTAAGCACGTTCACCGCTGCCTTTTCCAATATAATATGGAGTTCCGTCTTCCCTAAGATATTTGTAAACATAAAACATAGTGTGAGTATTTATGTTCATACTACAAAAACTGCAGGTTGACCAATAAATCTCAAAGTGCTATAATTTGGTTATGAAAGTAGTTAAACTGGACCGTAGATTCCGCCAATACAAACAGCACGGACATGTGATTGCTGTGCGATGTGATTCATGGCCAGGGGAAGGCATATCTTTTGAACAAATATGCAAGGCCAAATTGGGGAACCAAGGTTACATGCCCACCAACGATTGGCATGCCTACTTTGGCAAAAACAACGGCCGCGCCAACCGTCCATACTGGATCTCATTTCGCAACGAAGCAGACTTGACCATGGTACTACTTTCTGCTGACTTGACTAAAATTGATTGATCTGCTATAATTACAACATTGATTCAAAGGAGCCACCTTGAAAACCACTGCAACACCCAAATCCCTAAAACTGCTGAACCCCCGCAGTGCTGACACCAACATCCTGGGACAAGAGCCCACCTGGCAGACTCAGCCCACTGAATACCGTATTACAGCACTAAGCAAAGCATTCACCTGGTACAATTACTTTTACGGCAAAAAAGATGCCCGTGACATGATTGTGAATTACTTGGAAACACATGGTCGCAAGGATGATGTGCGACTGCTCAAGGGCATTCCTGACTCGGCCATTCGCTTGACCACAGGCTGGTTGTGCCGCATGATCATGCTGGGTCTGGAGTTAAACAACAGCGAACAGACTAGACTGCAAAGCCAGTTGAGAGAAATACTGGACAGCAAACAACACACGGTGGAAGAAGCGCCGGAAGAACCGGCGGTGCCCAAGATCACAATTCAAGATCGTCTGCGTGAAAAAACCAACGAGTGCAACGGTGAGCTAGAGGGCTTGTTTGACGATTTCTTGTTGAGTGGTGCCAAGATGACCGCAGACTTCAAGCCTGTGGTGATCATGCGTGGCATGAACATAGCACCACAAATGGTCAGTCAGATTTCTGACAACTGGAAACGCAAACTCTCAGAGTTCGAGCGTGTGGCGGAAGGCAAGGATGCACAACTGGTCGAGGGCTACAGTCATCTCTCCAAGATTCAAATGCGCAATGTAATCAAGTTCTGCGAATCAGTGATCAACGACTGCGGTGCGTATGTACAGATCAAGAAGGTTGAACGCAAGCCACGCAAGGTTCGAGCAGTGCCGCCTGAGAAACGTGCCGCTAAGTTTAAAATTCAAGCAGAATTTGCTGAACTCAAACTGAAATCATTACCGGCTGCAAGTCTTGTGGACAAGAGCGAGGCCTGGTTATATGACACTAAAAAACGCAAACTGATACACTTGGTAGCAGATGAATATGCCAAGGCGTTCACAGTCAAGAGCAACAGCATCATTGGTTTTTCCACAGCAGAAACCCTGCAAAAAACTGTGCGCAAACCAGCTGACACCCTCAAGACCATGACCACAGCCGGCAAACCAGCGGCTCGTAGAGTTTTCAAGGAACTCACCACAACTGAGACTGCATTCAACGGTCGAGGCACTGAGAATTTGATCATTCTAAGAGTGTGGTAAATATGGGGGAACGGAGTCCCCCCAATGTCTGAAAAAACACTGCAAGAGCTCAAGCAAGAGCTTGTTGATTACTGCGGCCTAACTCTAGGCAACCAAATTGTTGACCTAGAGTTGGACCCGGCTCACTACGAAGCCGCCTATCAAAGAACCATTGGAGTGTACCGCCAACGTGCCAACTATGCCTATGAAGAAGCCTATATCTTCATGGAACTCATACGTGATTTAAACATCTACACCCTGCCCCAGGAAGTTGTAAGTGTTCGACAGATCTTTCGCAGAACATTTGGTGATGCCACTGGACCTTTTGCATCAAACTTTGACCCGTTTGCACAGGCCAGTTTGAATGTGTATCTCATGAACTTCAACGTGGCCGGTGGCCTGGCCACATATGACTTCTATTCACAGTATGTCGAGTTAGCAGGCAAAATGTTCGGCGCCTACATGAACTACACCTGGAATCCAGTCACAAAGAAATTGCAACTGATTCGTGACCCCAAAGGCACTGGCGAAAATGTGTTGATCTGGGCCTACCAACTCAAGCCTGAAATTACTCTGTTGCAGGACTATCAAATCAGCCAGTGGCTGCGCGACTACATGGTAGCTGCCTGCAAAATGATCATTGGTGAAGCCCGCGAAAAGTTTGGTTCCATTGCTGGACCACAAGGCGGCGGCACACTAAACGGCACTGCCATGAAGGCCGAAGCCCAGACTCAAATGGATGCCAAACTGGCTGAACTGGTGAACTATGTGGATGGCTCGCAGCCCTTGACCTGGGTTATTGGCTAATGTCTCGTACACTGTTGGTGGGCTGTAGTTTCTTGGTCAGCTTGACCATGGAGGATGTTCATCCTATCAATACCAACAAGTACACAATCCTGGCTTCAACCGGTTCTGGCAACCAAGCCATGGCAGCACAGACCATACACGAAGTTTGTAGCAACCCCTATGATCAAGTTGTGGTATTATGGTCTGGTATCAATCGTGTGGATATACCCATTAGTGCGCAACTGGGAAATTACTACAGGTCAAACAGCAAAGAGCATCTTTATCAGTGGCAAATTGGCAACATGTCATGGTTTCACTCAGGGGGAATGTTGGGCGACACTAGGCAAACTCCAAAAGTGATTAAAAATTTTCTTCAAACTCAATACATGTCTGCAGATGATCAAAGTCAATATCTCACTGAGTTGTCGTTGTTGAGCATTGTGTCAACACAGGCTGTGTTGAATCAGCGTAACATACCCTATCAAATGGGATTTATATATGATGCCAAATCCACTGAATACGATCGGTTTGAGCATTGCCACGGAACCATGGATCAGCAGACTCCCTTGTACCATGCAGTGGATTGGACAAAGTTCACAGATTATACAGCACCCTATATCTGGGCCCGTGACCATAATTGTCTCCAAGAAGACGGCTATCATCCCACCAAAGATGCCATGATTGACTGGTTTCGTTTGGCCATGAACATTGACTTGTGTAATTAGATCTGCTACAATGTAGCATGGACTTAATGATTGACCTTGAAGGCCTGGCTACTGGCCCCGACACAACTATCTTGACTATTGCTGCCCAGACGTTTGATCCGTTTGGCATAGGCCACTATGATCGGTCATTCTATGCTCGAATCACACTAGAGAGTCAAGAGAATCGCAAAATTGAAGATGGTACTGTGGAGTGGTGGGCCACGCAACCTGCGCATGCTCGTGAAGAAGCCTTTGCTGAACAAGGACGAATCCCACTAGATCAAGCGTTAGATGAGTTAGGCCGGCTGATTTGGCACTCCAACAGAATCTGGGCACAAGGTCCCACTTACGACATGAACATCCTGGAGCATGCTTACAAGAGTTATGGTAAAGCATTGCCCTGGAAATACTACATGGTGCGTGATAGCCGTACTGTGTTTAGCCTGTGGCCAGATCAGCCTATTCCACCTACCAGCCACCATGCCCTAGAAGACTGCCGCAGACAAATTGGCATGCTACAGAGCACCCTCAAACACCTAAATGTAACACAACTCAAATGACACTACCCAAACTGCTGATCATTGGTCATGGCCGCCATGGCAAAGACTCTGTGTGCGAAATACTGCGTGAAAAATTTGGATATGAATTTCAATCCAGCTCAGAGTTTTGTGCTGAGAAATTCATCTATCGTGAACTGAAAGATCAGTATGGCTACACAACATTTCAAGAATGCTACACAGATCGACACAATCATCGTGCGGAATGGTATGACATGATACATGCTTACTGTGCCGATGACTATGCTCGTTTGGGCAGAGAAATATTTGCAGACAACGACATCTATTGTGGCCTGCGCAACAAAGCAGAATTTCATGCCATGCGGAATACCGGAGTATTTGACTATGCCATCTGGGTGGATCGGAGCGATCATTTGCCACCAGAAGATTCATCCAGCATGAGCTTGGAAATCTGGATGGCTGATTATGTGATTGACAACAACGGTGATCTGGCAGCTCTACGCCGCAACACCATTGAACTAGTGGATAGACTGATCAAACGTCGGCCTCAAGGTCACCGCGACGCCATGGCAAATCTTCCCGGTTAACTGCTATTTCGCAGTTTTTGCAGATGCTTTTGAGGTTTTTTTGCGCAACATTGTCAAGCCTGCCATCGCTGTGATACACTGATATTTGTGCTGAATATCTAGCACGAAATCCACAACGATCACACGACATTTTCTTTTTGTATCCCTGACTCTGCCACAAGGGAACTCGTGGCTTTAGCCCACGGTTTCGTCTGATGCACGACTCACATCTTGAGCGATAGTGAGCCACTCCATCTCGATAGTAGTTTATAGCACAGGGCCTTTGCCCGCACACAGGACACATGGGTCGGTTCATAGTGGTATTTATTTGCAGGACCTTTGACAAAGGGCGTAGTAGACGACGGTTTTTTGGCGGGCTCCATAAATATTAACACTTGAAAAGGAACCCCGAACATGGCTCTAATATCCCCAGGCGTAGAAGTAACGGTAATTGACGAAAGTCAGTATTTTCCATCAGCTGTTAACACAGTACCTTACTTTGTCATTGCCACTGCACAAAACAAAATTTCCAGCGACGGCGTCACAGTAGCCGCTGGTACCACTGCTGCCAACATCAACAAGACTTATTTAATCACAAGTCAGCGAGATCTCGCTGCCACTTTTGGCGTACCATTCTTTTATCAGACCACAACTGGTACCCCAATCAATGGTTACGAACTCAACGAATACGGCTTATTGGCCGCGTACTCAGCCCTGGGCGTTACAAATCGTGCGTATGTACAGCGTGTGGCAGTTGATTTAAGCCAGCTCACTGCCAGCTTGAGCCGCCCAGTTGGCGCTCCCGCTGATGGTACATTCTGGTTGGATACTGCAAACTCTACCTGGGGCATCCAAGAGTGGAATCAAGCCACTGCTGCATTCACAGTCAAAACTCCAATTGTGATCACTGAAACTAATGAAGTTGTAAACTATGCTGGCGGAGACTACACTCCCCTGGCCAGCATTGGCAGTATTGGCGACTATGCAGTAAGTGCTGTGAATCTTTATAATCCTGGCTACTACAAAAATTCAAACAATACATGGGTTCAAGTGGGCACCGATACTTGGAAGAGCTCATGGGCCACCGTAGCTGGCGCCAATAGTCCATCAAGTCTAACAGTTGGTGCAAACATGTACATCAACAGCAACTTGATCACAGTGGGTGCTACCAACACAGTTACAGGACTAGCTGCCGTGATCAACGCAGCGGTCATCACAGGTATTACTGCTGCCGCTGTGAGTGGTAAATTAGAAATCTATGCCAACAGCTCAGCCACCAGCGATGGTTCCACTGCCAATGGCGGCATTGTGAACATTGAAGTTGGTCCCAACCAAGGTGCAGCACTGTTGACTGCACTGGGCATCACTGCTGGCAGCTACTTGGCCCCTGAGTACTTTCCAGGATACAGTTACCAAGCTCCGCGTTGGAGAACCACTGACACATCGCCAAAGCCCACAGGTTCTGTGTGGAACAACATCAGCGCCGTGAACAATGGTGCTTTCTTGTCGGTGAAACGCTACAGTGCTGCTCTAGCTGCTTTTGTTCCACAGGCCTGTAACATTTACACCAGTGACCGCAATGCTGTATATGGACTAGACCCCACCAGTGGTGGCAGCAACGTTCCCGTGGGAACTACCTATGCATTGTGTGATGCATCTCAGTTCAACACTGGATCTAATGAAAGTTTTTCCTTTCAGATCCTTGAAAAAATTGCAATTGGACAAACGGTGGTAACTGGCAACGGAGTGCCAACTGCGTTTACCAACGGTGATACATTCCAAATTGATGCCACTGAAGCTGGCACTGCCGACCTCAATCAAGCAGTTGTCACACTCAACGGTACTACTCCGGCTGCGTTTGTGGCAGCCGTGAGTGCAGCCAACATTCCTTATGTGTCTGCCAGTGTAAACAGTGCTGGCAACATTGTGTTCAC